TGATTTAGGTGGGGTACCTGAGGGCAGTCCTAGTTACGTAAGGGGCAACATGATGACTCAACCACAGATGATATTAGAGGCTGTGGAACTAGACAGACAGATGAACGAACCAGGAGGAAGGATTAGGTTATGACGAAGAAGAAGGTTACAAAGAGGAAGAAGGCAGACCCCTCGGGCAGGCTATCCGACAAGGATATTAAGTATGGTAGCGGCAGATTGTCAGACAAGGATAAGAAGAGGAGAACTAAGAGGAAGTAATATGGATCAAATAAGGCCGTCAGCAAAACGGCGAGTAGTCCCAGCAAGCGACACGTTACATGAGGCGATAGAGAATGCTAAGCGTCCTGTACAACCGTTATCAGTTCCTAGTGAACGTAAGCAGGTATCGGAGCTAGCGAGGATTGACCGTCAGCTACATTTAGCTGATTTAGGGTTGAATCAGTATCAATTGAAGTTAGAGAAGGGCTTGACGATGGAGCCTGAGGAGCAGAGGTTGTTTTTAGCTCACCAGGACTCAATTCGGAAGTTAGAGATGGCCCGTGCTGCATTGGTCGCTAAGAGTGACTTGAGTAAGAAAAGCGACCTGGAGATCGCAAAATCGATGCTAGCGAAGGGCCTGGAGCGTGAGCACATCCTGACAATCTTCAGTGGCAACACTTCTGTTGAGGAGGGGTTGTGATAGTCAATGAGAAGGGTGCCTTCGACATACGGGAAGCAGTTGGGGGTGACAAGGAGTACATACTCAATAGCTGGTTGTTAGCGTATAAGGATAGTCCTGAGATGGCCAACCCTGGGTTGGTGAATGAGGACTACTTCGCTTACACCCACCGCAGGTTAGATGAGTTGATAAGCAGGGCCAGCAGAGCGGGCAGTATGTATGTCTGTCATGAGCCTAATGCTTCTTATCTCATACGGGGGTATATGTGTGCGGAGGCTACTAAGGCCTTCCCTGTGGTACATTGGATCAATGTAAAGAAGCAGGAGAAGCGTAAGGGGGTAGCCACTGCGCTGTTGCAACAGTTCTACTTAGACTTCGAGATTGAGCCTGGGAATCTACTGTACACACATTCGAGTAAAGACTTGAGGGGGAAGTTTAAGGATGGCAGGTTCAATAGAGACTTAGCGGATAAGGCTATCGAGAGATATCATATTGTATATCATCCTTGGTTCAAGGAGACGACTATGGAGGATGGCTGGGAGGTATGAAGGAGAAGATTGACCCAGAGCTATCTAGGCTGCTACAGGAGGCTACGACCAGGACAGGCCGCGTAGAGCAGCTAGACTGGTCTGAGCTGATGTATGACCCACAGCGGAAGTTCATCGAGGACCCTTCCCGGCTCAAGGTGGCCTGTTGTTCACGACGGGCAGGTAAGTCACACGGAATCGCCTTGGCGCTACTCAAAGCTGGGTTTGAACACCCACACTCCTTCCCGGTGTACGTCAACATGAATAGGGCTTCTGCGAAGGTTATCATCTGGCCCGCTCTACACGCCATCGATAAGGAACTGGGGTTGGGCCTCAACTTCAACGAGGCCACCAGTGATGTTAAACTGCCCAACGGCAGCGTCATCAAGGTGTACGGCGGTGGTACTCGTAGGGAGATGGATAAGATTCGAGGTGGTAAGCCTCCCTTAGCTTGCTTGGATGAAGCACAGAACATGGGCTCTGACATGGAGTACTTGATTAGCCAAATCCTCCTGCCCGCGACTGCTGACTATAAGGCACCCATCCTCGTGACTGGCACCCCCTCAGCAGCCTTCGACACGCCTTTCTATAATATCATCCACGGGAAGGGGATGACGGAGCGAAGCAAGGACCTGGCCTGGAACGTACACCATTGGACTATGATGGAGAACCCCTACATCAGGGATGTGGAGGAGGAGTATGAGTTAGCGTGTGCAGCTAATGGGTGGACACGTAGTAGCCCTGGGTTCCGTAGAGAGTATCTCGGGGAGTGGATACGCGACGACATAGGGATGTGCTTCGAGTTGAAGAGTGCCTTCATTGTCAATCGATGGCCCAGGAACCAGACGGAGGACTGGAGGTACATCTTAGGTATCGACCTAGGTACTGTAGACCCATGTGCCTTCACAGTGTTAGCCTACTCCCGTTCGTTAGCTACTACTTATGTGCTGATGAGTTACAAGAACCAGTTCACTACGTTGCAGGCAGGCACTGAGATTGAGAGGCTGATGGAAGAGTTTAGCTTCGATAACATCATAGTAGACTCAGGCGGGCAGGGTGCAGCTTTCGTGAAGCAGTGGAAGGACACACACCCTACCATTCCCGCTATGCCCGTCAAGAAGGGGTTTGATAGTGTTGACATGAGTATCAACATCATCAATGCGGATAGCAGGGCTGGGAAGATAAAGATAGTCAAGTCTGGTTGTCAGCAGTTGATCGATGAGATGCAGGTGCTGATATGGGACCAGAAGAGAAGTATCTCAGGTGCTCGCAAGGTGAAGGGTGGAGATAACTATCCTGACCACTGTGCAGACAGTTATAGGTATGCTTACCAGAAAGTACGCACCCACTCGACCAAGGGTATGCTCTGGATGGACGGTGTGGAGCGAGGTAGCCGGGAGTGGATAAACAGGAAGATGGCTGCTATCAAGGTTGAAGAACTCAAGGACGAGGGAGGGAAGCCTGAACCGTACTGGCGACGTCTTGTTGCGCGGCCAAATCTAGGGCCGTAAAGAACGCCTGTAGTTTCTGCATAGATGCTATCTGCATATGTCGGGGATAGGCTTTTCCGTTGTGTGTCTTAGCTACCTGTCTAGATAGCGTTACAAGTCTTAGTACGTCCATATCTCCCTAAATAGGCGACACGCGAGGGGGCTGCCCGTCCCCCCCGCTTGGTAGTCGCTGGTCCTGTCAGCCGCCTTGGCGTCCTGGACCGTGCCTAAGAGGCATGTTGGTTTCTACCATACCATTTGGTGAAAGTCAAGGACCAAATGTCCTCTCATTACATGTCCAGCACCGATTCTTTGAGTCAAAAAGACCTCGTACACCCTTGGTGGGATGAAAAAACGAGGACCAAGGCTCTGCAAAGCGCCACAAGGTTATTCAGCTACTACGCTGACAACGATAAACACCGATTAGACGGATATAGGGCTTGGCAAGCTTTGTATACTAACCGTGAGCTATCGGGGCAAGACTACTTGCGTGCATACATTGCCAACATGAAGCTTGGGGACCTAGAGTACAGCCGTGTTCCTTTGAATGTGATCAAGATTTGTGTGGACGCTGTTCACGCTAGGCTGACTAGGCCAGATATCATGGTCAAGTTCATGTCGAGTGGTGGTAACTTCAGCAATCGTCGCAAGAGCAAGCAGATGGAGCACTGGGTATCGTATCAAGAGCACGCTTGTGACTTGGATGATAAGGACTCTGCGGCGCACCAGCACTCATTGGTTTTGGGTACAGGGATTGTGAAGACCTGCCCGCATCCTAAAGTGGATGAGATCATCAATGCCTGTATCCATCCTCGTAACGTCTTTGTTGATGAAATGGAAGCCTCTACGGGTGACCCTACTCATATGTACCAGCGACAGTTTGTTGCTCGTACTCGCCTCAAGGCGATGTACCCCCGGTTAGCTGGGAAGATTGATTCAGCGGGCAGATTGAGTGATCACGTACACCACGAGTGGGGCGTGAAGCAGACTACTAGCCTTGGTAACCTTGTTGAGGTTGTTGAAGGCTGGCATTTGCCGTCATGGGAAGGCGCGGGGGATGGTAAGCATATCATCCTCATTGATGGGCAGTGCCTGGAGTTTGACGACTGGGAGGTTATGGACTTCCCGTTCAGCTTCACTCAGTGGAAGAGAGACCCCACGGGTGGGTTCTGGGGGATTGGGTTGGCTGAGGAGTTGGTTGGTTCCCACTTCGACATGAACACCTCCATCATGCACGTGGAAGCATGTGTAGAGGCGTCTCCCAAACCGTACATACTTATTCCCGACGATGGTAACATATCTGTGGGCACCCTGGCAGGCATCCCTGGTATTCAGATTAACCACACGGGCAGGGCTCCACAGATTGTATTACCTCCTTCCGTTCCCGCTGATGTGGTGAACTATCTGATGTCACAGTGGCAGTGGGCGTTACAGATTTCCCGGCTTGTAGCTATGGGGATGAGTGAGAAGGCAGGCAACGCAGCTGAGACTGGCCAAGCCTTCCGTGATATCGTTGATATCCAGAACACGGAGCTGAGTGACAACTACAAGATTCGACAGAAGTTCAAGGTGCGGCTAGCAGAGCAGCAGCTCATTTCCGGGAAGATGGTGTCTGACAGGGCTAAGTCTGAGGGACGTGTCTTCAGGACTGTTCTAAAGAAGGACAGGAACACGATTGAGGAGATTGATTGGGATAAGTTCTATATGGACCCCCGCAAGGACTCCTACATTGTGCAGGCACTTCCGGCCTCCGCGTTGAGTGTTGAGTTTGGAGGCCGTCTAGCACAGGTAAAAGAGATGATTAGTGTAGGCATGGTAGACATGGGTGAGGCACTATCCTTACTTGGGTTCCCAGACCTTGACCACTTCCGCTCGCTTCGCAACGCTTCTAGGGATGCTATCGAACGTATCTTGGAAGAGATTCTCGATGAAGCTAAGTACACGGCTCCTGAGCCCACGACAGACCTACGGTTGGCCCTCAAGCTAACACAGATGTATATCAACCGAGCCCAAGCTATGGGTGTACCTGACGATCGTATCAACATGTTGTATCAATTCTTACAGCAGGTCAATGCGCTACTCCAAGAACAGCAAGAAGCCACGCAGATGCAAGCTCAGGGGATTCAGCCCGGCTTTGCAGGTGGACCCCCCGCTCTGGACATCACAGGGCAAGCTCCCGCAGCAACGGAGCAGCAAGGAATGCAGCAATGACCGAACTAGTACAAGAAGCTACCGAAGAGGTAAATGAAGCACCAGAACCAGAAACTAAAGAACAAGTATGGGAGCGTACCCTCGAAGCTAAAACAGAACCTATTA